GTGAAGTATGCAGATGGATCAGAGTTGATTCGAGCGATAAAAGCATCTCTCAATTCAGCTGTAGTAGGGTTAGTGTCAATAGAAACTGTGTAAGTACGTGGAATGTAAACCGCTTTAGTCTCTTGACCACCTCCGAAGAAGTTTTGTACGTAAGGAGCAGATACAGTCAAAGCAAAAATAGTTTGTCCAGCTAAACCTGGAGTCAATACTACAGCCGCTAATTCAACATCTACTACGTTAGCTGTTCCTGCTGTGTAAGCGTTGTAACGGAAACCTAACAAGTCAGATGCTTTAAGAACAATTGCTGAAGCACCTGTTGCATCTTTAATTGTTAATGAACCATTGTCTAGCACAACGTCTGTTGCAGCTGTTGGTGTGTTCAAGATAGATAGTCCATCCAACTCTTGAACTCTTGGTAATTTGTAATTTACTGACATTTTAAAAAAATTTAGTCACTGATATTTCTATCTGTGTAGTTAATAAAAAAACTTAACACTGTGTTAAATCTTGACAAAGATATAAAAAATTTTTAAAGTTGATTTTTTGGGAACAAAGATTAAGATTAAATTATAATTTATTATGATTTAATTTTATTTTTTGTTTATTTTTTTTTCTCTTTTTTTTCTTTTTAGATTATGTATAGAGTATATATATTTATATATATACGAATATATATAATCGTTTTTCTTTTTTGATTAATTCTTTTTTTGCTTCTTTTTTTCTTATTAAACTTTTTTCTTTGTTTTTCTTTTTTTTCTCTTTTAAGTTTTAAATCTAAAAAAGTGTTAAAATATTTTTTGGTTAGAAATTGTTTTATAACTTTGCTTCATTCAATTACGGTTTAACTGTTTCCGTAAGATGATTTTTTCATTATTTTTGGGAAAGAGAGTGAAGGTTAGTAGCTCTCTTTTTTTTACTAGAGTTCTTTGATTTAAAATATTGTTCCCGAAGTACAAGGGATCGTAGGTCAACCAAGGCGATGTGTAAGGACAGTTTACTTGCCAGCGCACACTCTAGTTCCTGAATCGTAAGTCAGGCAAAGTTGGCAACTCTTTCGGTCATATAAAAAGTTGCATATAGTCAGGTGGCGGAATGGTAGACGCATACTTGTTGGTTTTAAGGTTAAAACATGATTTGCAAACATGGGGTAGTTCCACGCATTGGGGATTAGTATACATGAGTCCTTCTGCAATAAAGAAAAATATCCACCATACAGGTTCGAGTCCTGTCCTGACTACAAAAAACGCTGATGGAAACATCGAAGAGTGTAATGCTAGCAACTCAGCAGGTTAAGCGTGTCCTGATGGCCAAGTAGCTTAGTGGTAAAGCCCGACCTTTTAAGTCGGAGTACGCAGAGTTCGATTCTCTGCCTTGGAACAAAAAATTTTATATGTACGAAATAATAACTGAACTTAACAAGTTCAACAATGTGGTCTTTAATGAAGAAGATCATTCCTATTACCTTGATGGTAGAAGATGTATATCAACAACTGAGCTTATCGGAAGATATAAGAAGAAGTTTGAGACAGACATCATGGCCTATAAAGTGGCTGTTCGTGATAAAAGAACTTTCAATGATGTAATAGCTGAGTGGGATGATAAGAGAATAACCTCTCAGATAAGAGGTACAGAGCTTCATAAGTGCGCTGAACTAATGTTCCAGAGTAAAGGATATAAGCCTGATCCTATCGTAACAAATAAGCTATATGAAATGTTACAGGACTTTCATAAAGATTATAAGAATATATTAGCCTTAGTGAGAGCAGAGCTTGTAGTAGGAGATGATACCTATGGTGTATGTGGAATGCTTGATAAATTATTCTATAACATGGAAGAGAATGAACTTCAAATATGGGATTATAAGACGAACAAGGAAATCAATATGAAGAGTAAGTATAAGGCTAAGATGATTAATGGTTTAAATCACTTAGAAGAGTGCGAATACAACACTTATTCACTACAATTAAGCATATACAAAAAAATAATTGAGAAAAACACTAGTTTAAAAATTGGAAAATCATATCTTTGTTGGATTAATGAAGAGAATGATTCCTACGAGATAATAGAAACGAAGTATTTTGATACGGAATCTACTCTAATGCTAAACAATAGAATAGATGAGTACAACTTCAGCTTATTCGAGTAATAAACTCAAGCAAGTAATAGATAATAAGACAGATCACTTTATTACTAAGTCATACGTGTTCGCTGCATTTGAACATGAAAGAAGAAAATCAGAGTATCACTTGTATTGGTATAACGCTAAGAAAGGAATATATAATGACTTACATAGATACCAATGCTTATCTCATAAGCTATTAAATAAAAGAGAGATGAGGTATTTTCTAGATAACCTAAATCTATATAACAAAGAAGTAAACTCTGATGATGGAATACTATGGGTGAATAAAGGTATAGGATTCGATAAGAGCAAGGTATTGATAGCTCAGTATGCCTTAGATATAAAATAAGAAAGCCTCCCGTAAGAGAGGCTTAATCGTTTATAGTTGATTGATTTATTGAGCTTCTAATGCTTCAACTTTAGCAGAAAGATCTTGGATAGCCTTAACAAGAATAGGAATTAGTTTTCCGTAGCTTGCCTCTAACTTCTCTGGATTAGATTCGTAAACTAACTTTAATGTCTCAGCTAATTCAGCATCCTCTTGAGACTTCTTCAAGTCTTGAGCAATGAATCCAAAGTCTTTAATATCATGTCTACCATTCTCATCACGATCATCCCATACGAACTCTACAGGTTTAAGTGTTTTAACAAAATCAAGACCAGCTGATAATTCAGAGATTTCTTTTTTGTCTCTAGCATCAGATAAAGAAGTAATAGATGTTACATTACAACGTAATGTAGTAACAGATGTATTACCTAATGTTATTTCATTATTTACAGTTAAAGACGATGGATTGCTAAAATACCCTATAGATGTACAATTATTACCAGTAAATATATCGCCTGAGTTAAATCCACCTGATCCTTGACCTAAAAAAACATTACTCGATCCAGTTGTTAAAGCTGATCCAGAAAGATTACCAACTAAAACGTTTCCATTACCTGTAGTAACGGCTTTACCAGCTTCAGTGCCTATTGCTGTATTACTACTTCCTGTAGTAGAGGATAATAACGTGTCTTTACCTACGGCTACATTTCCTCCCGATAGCGCATTTGTATTAAATAATGATTGATAACCAATAGCTACAGATCCATTTGATGCATTTGAAGTATTAGCAGCTCTCATTGCGTCATATCCTATAGCAACAGAAAAAGCAGTTCCAATTGTTGAGTTTTGCATTGCTCTACTACCTATAATTACTGATTTAGCTATTCCTGTAGGTGTTTGATATGCGTTATCACCTATAACAACAGAATTATCTCCAGCCACTGAAGAGTTCATAGCGTTATTACCTATAGCTATACTTGATGTTATTGGAGCGTCTATTTCTACTCCACTCACTGTAACACTAGTTCCTGACTGTGGATCTACTATGTCTACGTTAATTGTACTCATTTTATTTATTTTTAATTATTAAACAATTGTTAAAGTTGTTCCTACAGGTACTGTTATACTATATCCTACACAGATTGACAAAGGTCCTGTATATTCTAAGTTAGAGTTCTCAGGAAGTAATATATTCTCTCCTATACAACCAACAACTCTAAAGCCATTAGCCCATATACTAGTTCCTACTACTTCTCCTGTTCCTCCTTCGTTCACAGCTGCTATGATATTAGCAATATCTGTTACTATTAATTGTTCGTTTCTCTCTAAAACTGAACCACCTTTTCTATAAGTTGATAATTGTTGTATTGGCATCTTATTTATTTTTTAATTGTTTAACTTCTTCTGATAACTCTTGGATTGCTTTAACTAGGATAGGTATAAGTTTACCATAGCTAGCCTCAAGTTTCTCTGGATTCTCTTCGTAGACAAGTTTAAGAACTTCTGCTTTTTCAGCATCTTCTTGTGCTTTCTTTAAATCTTGTGCTATGAATCCGAAATCAGCTATATCATGTCTACCATTTTCATCTCTATCGTTCCATATGAACTCAACTGGTCTAAGAGCTTCTACAAACTCTAAACCTGTACTTAAATCTTTGATGTCTTTTTTATCACGCTCATCAGAAAGAGATGTGATTGTAGTAACGTTACATCTTAATACTGTATGAGAAGAGTTACCAAGAGTTATTTCATTGTTAACACCGCTAAAATTAGAAGGTCTAACATTTTTTCCAATCATTATATTGTTATCTCCATTGAAAGTTCCCCATACTGAAATAGGGTAATTAGGTCCATAATTATCATCTTTTGTACCTATAATTATATTTCCTACTCCAGAGTCTAAAAAATCAGCACATCTTCTACCAATCAATATAGAATCACCAATTTGTTGAGCGCCAAAAGCACCTGCATTTGCTCCTAAGACAACATTATTAGATCCATTTGACATTCCACTACACGCAGAAAATCCTAAAAATGTATTTTCTTGTCCTATTGATAAATTATTTCCTGAGAATGGGCCAATAAATGCATTTTCAAAATTTGGAGCTGGAGGCATAGAGTCTCCTGCGCCATATCCTATAATAAATTCATTACTAGTATTATTTAATGTATTTTCTGGAATAATCATTCCGTTTAAAGAAATGTTTTTTCTATTTAAAGTAGGAAAAAGAATAGGAATTTCAAATCCTAAATTTGCATTTATTTCATCTACTTTTAAAGGATCTAATATTTTTACATCTCCTGTAGAAAGAGATCCTATCTCATTTGTCTCTATGTCTAAAACTGATAATCCTACTGGCATATTATTTTATTTAAAATTTCTACAAATATACGATAAATTCTAATCAAGTATTTTTAATATCTTACCTGTATTCTTATCAACTCTTGCTTTCTTTAGTCTATAATTCGTTTCCTTCGTCTGAACGAATCGTATCTCCACATTAGGTAATCCACCTTCTGCTTTCACATTCTCTGGCTCATATCTAGCGTGAGCAATACTATTTATATACGCAAAGGTTATAGCGAAGATGCTGTCATCGTAATCATACCTAGGGTCAGCTGCCTGATACCTCGTCTGTCTGTGACTAGTAGTACTCTTTAAATCTTTCTCTACAAAAGTTTTTAATTGCTCCCAGAACCAAGGAATATCTATGTTATACATGTAAGCCTCTAACAACTCCTCCAACTTAGCTATAATCCTAGGTGCTGTATTAGCCTTATTCGATATACCAAACCATTTCCCTCCATGCGTATGAAAATACTCTGGAAGCTGAGCGTTAGCAGTAAACTTACTCTTAAATCCATGTATCTCTTGAAAATCCACATGCATATCCCCTATGTTATTCTCTACTAGCTCCTTAATACCACCTCTTCCTATCTGATCGTAGTATAAACTTTGTAATAACACCTGTAGATACGTCTGTTTGAACTTTCTATCCCTATGAAATACCACAGATGACACAGAATTAGTCAACGAATCCCATATAGCACTACACATCATGGAGTGTCCTGTCTCTGAGTTGATGGGGTCAGTTCCTTGATACCACCTATTCTTCCATTTCTCCCCTGTTGGTGGGTGATGAATAATCACAGCTGAGGTAGATACATCTTCCCTAGATCCTGTTGACACCCATTTAGCCCCTATAATCTTATATTCAGTCAATAAATCAGGCGTTGGCCTACTAAAATCTAGTATAGGCTCAAAGAATCCGTAATCTAGTGGCTTATCCATACCATAAATGTCATTTAATCGCTGATTACAGGTGTGAATAGGCACTAAAGTACGTGATTTACGTAAGAACATGTCATCTATCGTGATAGGATAATGCTGATGGAACTGAACCTTAGCTACTTCGCCCTTCTTCGTTCCTTCTAGTGCTAAATAAGCCTTTCTCTCATTATTAATGTGAGCATCATTAACGCCTCGCCTTGCGTAAGCATTAAAGAATAGAGGTATAATACCATAGTCATAGTTTTTTTCTTTCCATTGTTTAAGACACATCTTAAATTCAGATTCAAATACAGAGCCTCCCTTGTCCATCTCTCCTCCTGTACCCCAGGCTAAGAACTGTTGCTGCATAGTCATCTTCTTAGTGTCAGGATTATACTTAAATAAGGCTGGTCTACCTTCCCTCATCATCTCACCAAATATCTCAAATAAACCAATCTCATCAATGAATACAGCTGATGGAGATCCACCATTTATAGCATCTACAGCTGGAGTATCTACCTGGAAGCGTGATGCACCACCATCTTCCCTACCTTTCTTGTCTCCTTTCTTATCGAATGACATTACTTGGTCAGTCCAGTTCTTAACCTCTTGAGCTATTACATCAGGCAGCTTAGTGTATGTCCACTTAACCTTATCCCTAAATATCTCCACACCCTTATCTTTAGAGTGAGTAACAAACTTAATGAAGTATGATTTATTGAAGTTTACACGCTTCATTCCTGCTAGACACATGGTAGTGGTAAAACCAATCTGTCGGGCCTTACCAATCATAAGCGAATAACCACAGTCAAATAGGAATAGCAGAACTTTCTGAGCATCCCAGGCTTGATATGCTAACATACCATTCTCAGACCTATCTTCTTTGATATATCCGTACTTATTACAGAAGTATAAGGTATTATCCTTACATCGCTGTATCTCTCGTAGAAGCCACTCTATCTGATCATCTTCTGTATCGTAATCTAATATGTCGGAATAATCCTGAAGCCATAGGTCTGCTTGCCTACAGTAGATTTCAAATGGCTCGTGATAAATCTTATTCTGCCATCCGCTATTAATTGAATCTATCCAATTAACAAATGATTGTGGATAATCAAATTCAGCATGTGAAGGTTTCCATTCTTCTGTGCGAATTTCGAGTACCTCTTTATTTTTTTTATTCATGTCCCAAATTTAGTAAATATTAGGGACAAAAAAAAGCCCACCTTATTTAGTGGGCTTAGGCTTATGACTATCTCATCACAAGGGGGCGTATTAATATCCCTTATCTCTGGTTGTAGCATCAAATTGCTTATCTGCTATCTTATCAGAAGGATAATAACCTTTATCAGACTTCTTCTTATTCTTCTTCATTCCTTTAGCTTTTTCGTAAGCTTTTTGAACTAGCTTAGGATCTATGCCTGACGTTTTATTAAGCATTACTAATTAATTCTATATGCTTTTATTTTTTTTGGATTTTCTGCTCCTACAAAGCTAGATTCTTTTTCTACTTGCTTCATAGTTTTTCTACCGCTTTTTATTTCTTTTTCAAAACCTCCTGGCGAAGTAACTCTTTTAATTTCTTTAGCTTTTTCTTCTTTAAAAGCTGGACTATAATATGTTCCCCCATGCATAGGTTTCTTAGGATTACCAAATTTTGGATCATTATAACTTACACCTAAAACATCTTTTTTTCCAAAGTTTTTTTCATTGCGATAATTAAAATCTTCATGTTGCTTTTTATATTCTTCATTCCATCTAGCCTGTTCTTTATCTCTCTTGTCTTTAGCTGCTTGAATAGGAGCTGGCCTAGAAGTTTTAGTAGAAGCTACATTAGAAGATCCTTTTCTTCCATCATCAGATGGTTTAGAGCTTTTTGCTTTATTCAAAGCCTTACCGATTAGATTTTTTAAATTTGCCATTTTATTTTATTTTAAGTTATCGAGGATTAATTTTTGTGTCTTTTATCTTTCTTGATACAATATTTCCAGCTTGATTGTATCGTTCTTTCTCTATACGTTTTCCTCCTCCAGGCATGCTGTAAACTTCTTTTACTTTTTTACCTCCTCTAGATTCAATACGTTTTCCTTGAACTTCTTTACCGTCAAACTCAGAAGAAACAGTAGATACATTTCTGCCTGTAGCTTTGTTATAAGCATTAGCTACTAATTCTTTTAATTTTTTAGGCTTATCCATTACTTTTTCTTTTTAAATTTAGATATAAACTTTTCTTTCTTTTCTTCTTTCTTAGATTCACCTTTTTCGTGTTTTATTTTATCTTTTTTAGAAGAGTACTTTTCTTCAGCTTCAGATCCCATGTATTCTGACATCATAGCTTTTTTTAACGCATTTCCTTTTTTCATTAGTCGCAGTATTTTTTATCTTTAGTATTCTTATATTGTAACTTAAAAGTTACCTTCGATGTGGCAGCTTCATCTTTTAAAGTAGGGGTAGCAGCAGGTCTCCCCTCTACTCTTCCTTTATCCACGTAGCTTCCATTCTTATCTGGATTAGAAGCCCAATATTTATCTTTCATAATCAATTTTTGTCAAAGATATAAAAATATTTTAAATGAAATTATCTACCAAATGTGAAAAAGTTTACAGCTACATCATACGCCTGGTGTAACAGTTGTATATGATGTTCCTCCTTCTCCTTATCATTAAATACAATTCTAACAGTAACCTGCTTCTTTACGAATAGGTACATCTCTACTACGCCACACATTTCTTCTATCTGAGCATTTATTCTCATAGCGGAAATTTATGACTGTCAACTTGTTTAAGTACTTTTTTATCTCCATCTACTTTTATATGCTTATAGTCAATGGTAAGTATTCTGCCGCCAACAGGTTTAGGTGGCGCACCTCTTTCAACATGCCATCCCTTACTACCATCTTCATACTCTTCTTTATACGTACCAGTAAGCATAAGGTGAATATCCTTCAATACATTTCTATATCCAATTTTAGCACTATGGTCAATAGTATCTCTAACATCGTTACGACAGCTATTCTCATGTATATGGCCCATGGTAAATACATCAAATCCTTCATACATCTCTAATGCCCTTGTAAGGTTTAATGCTCCTTTGGTTACTACGCCACCGCCACCAGAACCATGGAAATACTTAATCCTTATACAAGACTTTGATGTTCCATGAAGTAATGATCTAACAATAAGCCATCCGCCATAACCCCCTGTATAAACATTACTATTACACTTGTAGTTAAGTAAGTCAACAAATCTTTGAAGTATATCAGTCTCCTGCCATTTTATTATAGATGTACAATGATTACCATAACCTATAACAGTTAATAAGTGAGCGTAAGGGGTAAACCATTCAACAGCTGTCTCTACCACGCTATCTAAATATTTAGCGTTATTATGTTCTGGGCGTATATCTGATTTGTTACCCCTACGATCCCCTTTACCCTGCATTAAACAAAAGAAATCCCCATTAACCATTATGGGGATATTTTCTGATACGCAATAGTCTAGATGTTTTTTTAATAAATCCCAATCACATTTAGGGTTATCCCAATGTATATCTGATAGCATAGCTACCCTAGCTTTAAGCCCTTCTAATCTTATCTCATGGATATTCTTAGCATGTTTAATTACATTCATTTAATTATATTTAGTTTGAAGTCTCTTTTTGGAAAGTCATTCTCATATTTCTGAGTTGTTATAAATAGACTCTTTATAGACCCCCTGTAAAAGTAAACTGGATTAACCATGTATGTTCTTTTATTTTTTACGACTACAAATCTAATAATATCTTTCTCACATAGCGTTCTAAGTGACTTAATTAAGAACTTCATGTCTGTACCTAAAGCTCCATGTAAATCTCTAACAGACCATTCCTTCAACTTATTGTCATAACCCATGTTCTGAGCGAAGAAGGTAAGTAGCCTATTAGCTGACTTACTAAGTTCATTTATTAAATCTAATCCTTCGGCAAAGGTAAGAAAGTATCTCATACGCTTTCTTTTAAGGAGTTGTTTAAGTACTTCCTGTACGTTATCATCGTAAGGGTGCGCCAATGGAACTATGTTACCATACTTATCCTTGTAGAATAGCTCCAGGTCTTTTTGTTTATAGAAGCTAATCTTATCAGCCTCCATTAATATCATATCATAAAGTATATTACTCATAATTCTTTAATTCTTGTTTAACTTCTTCATAGTATTCTATTTCATTCCTATTCTGCCAGCTATGAAACTTGAGAGCCTCTACTATTTCCTCTACTGCTGTTATGGCGCACTTAGATGCTTCGTACTCACATATACTATTCTCTAGAGTCACGCTGAATAGGTTATAATAAATATCCATTAGCTCTTTAGATTTTTCTTTTGGTGTCATTTTATATTTATTAATTGTTATTTATAACAACTTACTCATTTGCTTTATGAAACAAATCCCATAGGTAATCTGATTCAAAGGACACTCCCCCAATCATATCATCAGTAGGTTTTTCTATTGTTCTGTCATGTCTAAGTTTCCATTCTGGATTTACCTTTTGATAATCTCTTATAGCATCTCTTACTGTTGAAGGGGCGAATGTATGTCTACCATCAGCATATCTTATAGCCATCCATATTACTTCATCAAAGCAATGAGATAGTATTTTTACTTTTTCTTTATCTGTCATTTCTTTCTATTATTAATTATTGATTCTACATTTAACTTAACCTTCTTGAGATAAGCTATACTCTCCTTATGCTTAACATGCTCATAGAAGATAAGACCATTTAAGGCCCTACTAAACTCCTCTATATCCATACTCCCCTTCAACTTATTACAGTCTCCGCAGGAAGGCATCTTATTATCGTTACTTAACTTACCTCCCCTACTCTTAGGGTAAAGGTGATCTGTTGTGGCACTATACTCATCAATAGGACACTTACAGTAAGCACATACATCTAGGTTAACACCATTCTTAGTAAATCCTCTCATACTCTTTCTTGTTTACAGTAAACTATCTAGTGTAAACACTATAGCTTAAATCCTATCTCACTAGTCATCTCACTGATGAACTTAGCACTGTTATCACTAACTACTCCTGACTCTACACTTACACCATCACTTAACCCATCAAGATAAGCCTCTATAGCTACATCTACTATTAACTTCTTCATATCATCACTGAGAGAAGCTATTACCTTATAATCAATTATCCTTTCCATAGACCAAAGCTAAGAACTATAAATTTAATTACCAAACTATTTAAGAATAATTAACTATGGCACAATCATTGATAAGCCGCTTCTCCTTTTTCCTGATATTATGTTAAATAGACCCCTACTTTGTTCCATCAAACTACCAACAAAATGTTAGGACTTAGTGGGTACAGACAATCTAGCAATAACAAGCCTTTAAAGAAAGTTACTTATATAGTATATTCCTAACATAACAAATGATACTTGCCAATCAGCATTCAGCTAATCGGCCCGTATATAAAATAGTACCCATCCTAGTACTAGTACCCCTCCCCTCTTTTAATACCAGGTGTCTAAGCTGAAAACCTTT